CTAAAGGATCAGCCAGCTGAGTGCATCACTCATGAACTCTGCTCGGCCGTGCGCGGCGAGTGTATGGATGCTTATTTGCCCGCCCACCGCCTGCCCCGGGGGAGCAGCGATAGTGATATCGCCATCGCCGCCGTTGACTTTTTTCACTACCACCGTAGCGAGCGCGTTTGGTGCTGCTGGGGGGAGCGTGATCACTATGGCCCTGTGCCCGTCCACGCGCACCAGCTCTCCCGGCGAGGCGGTGTAGTCCGAGGTCACGATCGGGCTGATCTTCCTCAGCCCTGAGCCACCCAGCACGACATCGATCCGGTTCTCCGCCGGGTTGTCCGTCACCGTAGCGCCCACGAAGTTGATCGCGGGTCGCTCTGGCATCTCCACACCACCTGCCAAGATCCGGCGTACCCCGAAGAACAGCGCATCGATCCAGTTGAGCTTCGGCATGATCACTCCCTGTGCTTGAGGACGCGGAGCGCGATAGAGCCCACGATCATGAGGACTGCGGTTGCGGAGGCTTGGGTTCTTCCCTCGACCACGACCCTGACATTGCCGTCTGACTGGAGGGGGTGCTCTGCGATGAGGGAGGCCCCAGCAGCGTAGGTCGAACTACCCGTGGCCCCCATGATCATGATGGTGCCCTCCGGGTAGAAGGTGGTGGGGTTCGGGGTGTCGTAGCGCTCGATGACGGCAACGCGGAGGTTTCCCCAGTTGCCGGTGGTGCCGACGTACTCAAGGTTGGCGACGAGATCGATGGAGAGCCGGTCGCCGGCCTTGCTGCCGGTGAGGGTGCGCGCGATGTTGCTCTGCGTGAAGTTCGTCCCGTTGAAGGTGGCGAGGGCGAGCGGGTTGTAGAAGCTGCGCACATAGTGGGTCGCGGCGGAGCGGTTCTTGAGCCAGACGGTGCGGTCGGCGAGTGCCTCGAGTGAGACATTGGTGCTGCTCGCATCGCGTCCGGTGTTGTCAGCGAGGAGTTCTAGGGAGCTCGGGAAGGTGTCCTGTCCGGCGTAGTCCACGGATCAGACCTCCCAGTAACGCGCGTCAGCGCGGCGTGAGCGCACCCTTCGGCCGGTCCCGTCGTCTTTGGACCAGCGGCCCCAGCGGCCATCGGGCATGCCCACCGAGCCAGGCGTAGATGCGGGGTTAAAGCTGGCTGGGTCGTAGGCGAAGATGAGTGTGACGCAGCGCGCGTGCGCGGCTTTCCACTGACGGACCAGGGCTCGAATGGTCTCGGCGTTGCTGAGGGAGACGTCCTGTCCGAAGATCTTCCCTGCGCCCCAGAAGGAGGCTCCATCTCCCCAGGCGCCATCCGGTTCGAAGTGGGGCGGGTAAACGATGACCCAGAAGTCAGCCCAGCACCCGGCGTGCTCGGGATGGGTGAGCGAGTCCCAGTCCCAGTTGTTCGGTATGGCGAGGCGCCACGTGAGCGCTCCCGAGGGGTCCAGGGTCCACCAGAAGCCCGAGCGGGTGACGATGCGGATCCGAGGATGGTCTGGAGCCAAGAAGGCCTGCAGGGCCTTGGCGAGGGCATAGGCGTTGCCGGCAGCGCGCCAGAGCTCGAGCCAGTCGAGCAAGCGCGCTGCATAGGCTGCGTTGGTCTCGTGCGGCCCCCGGATGATGCGGCGGTCCCGGCCGATGTAGGGAAGCGCGGTTGGCGTGCCGATACCTGGCAGCCGAGCCTGCATGCCCTCCACGAGGAATTGCATGCCGGCGTCGAGCACGGCGGCGAGGCCGTACAGGAACCGGAAGCCGACAGTACGGCCCGAGGTGGGCCTGTCCGAGAGCCAGGGCGGCAAGTAGCTCCGGAGCGTCTCGCGGAAGCTGAGATGTTGGGGATTCATGCTGCGGCTCCCACGACCTGATGGACATTGACGGTGAGGCTCGCGAGGGTGGCCACTTCAGGGATGACCATGGGGATGTCCAGCTCGGGCGAGAGCCTTGCCTCGATGACGTAGGGGGAGGCGGCCTCGATCTGGCCGATCAGCGCCCTCCAAAGCAGCCTCCCAGAAGCAGGGGGAATGACGAACCCGCCGATCGGTATCGTGGGGAGGTAGATGTTGAGCTTCTGCTGGATGAGGCCCTGGACGTCGGCGTCACTCAGGGATGCGGATGCGTCGATCCAGACGTCCACCGTGAGGGAGAGCGGCTTGGGGATGGCGCTCTCGACGAACGCAGTCACCCCCTTGGGGACCGCCTTCCGGTAGATGTCGTGAGCTACGATGCCGAGGTCGGTCGCGGGATCATTCGCGACGCCTTGCACAGGGCCACTCGGGGTGGCGACGTAAGCGTAGACACTCCCGTCGCCAAGGGCCGGGGGGATGTAGACCCGGTTGATGCCGATGGGGGTCTTGTCGGGCCGGCGTGCGCTCTTGGCGACGTAGAGGTAGGCAGCCTCCGGGCCATTGGGGGAGAGGGCGCCGAGGGAGTCCCGGCAGCGCTGGCGTAGGGCCGGATCGCTTTCGGCATCGAAGCCGATGAGGGCGGCAGGGTTGGAGCAGCTCAGACCGAGGAACTTGGTCTCGAAGGCGTTGATCTGTCCGGGCCCCGCCGTGCTTGTCGAACCGGCTTCGGTCGCGCGGAGGTCGACCTGCTTGCCCGTCTCGAGGGGGCCGACAGTGAACGCGACGGCGTTCGTGTAGGTCTTCTTCGTAGCCGGGTTGAGGAAGATGACCTCGCCCGAGTCGAAGGTGTAGGAGCCACCACCCGCGTTGTCGATGACGACCACACCCGAGGCGAAGGTCGCCTCAAGGCGATCGACATTGTAGACGTGCTTGGCGAGGAGGGTGAGCCAGATGCCTTCGGCGAGGTCGAGGAAGCCCGCGCGAATGGCGAGCACCATGACCTCGGTGTAGCCGGCGAAGAGGGCGGCCACGATCGCGATGATGGTGCGTGCGACCGAGCCCTCCTGCCAGGCGGTGACGGGCAGGCCTACGGCCTTGAGGATGCTGTAGATGCTGGCTTTGACCTCATCTCGGGAAAGGGGACGAATGAGTTGATCGAGAGGGATGTTCATCGGGCGTGTACCTCGGCGAGGAGCACGGCGGCGGCGCTCACGTGCAGGGTCATGAGGAAGGGCCCCTCGGCCGTGACGCAGCGGATCGAGAGGCGGAAAGCGTCAGAGGTGAAGTCGAGGATCTGGACGGTGGCGCTTTGAATGCGCTCCTCCTTGAGGACCTCGGCGCGAACCAGGCCCGGGAGCGCGGCCTGCTCGGCGGGGCTCATGCCCTTGTGGAGGAGGGACCGCAGATCGAAGCCGTAGTCCGGCGCATCGAGCACCATGCCCCGGGGTGTTGATAGGCGGCGATAGATGGCCTGGGCGACGACCTGGAGGCCGGTGACAGTACCCATGAGAGGGTCGAGGTCCTCCGCGCAGTCGAGGTCCACGCCGAAGCCTTGGGGAGGCTTGGGGGGCGGGTTGGGCGGCTCTCCATGGGAGGTGACCACCCGCACGAGGACAGCGGAGAGGAGCGAGGTCACGCCTTCACCTTGGAGATGGCGGGGGGGACCTCGGCGGTGCCGGCGGTGAGCTGCACCAAGCCGGCGAGGAGGAGTTGCTGAGTCACCGGATCGCGGAGGGCGATGGTGTCACCGTGACGCACGACGGAGGCGGCGCCGGAGCCCAGCTCCACGGTGCTGGCCACCGCGCCGAGGCGGACGGCGTTGGTCGCGTCGAGGGCCAGCTCGACCGGAAGGAAGCCCGGCTCATCCTCGGCGCTGAAGTGGGTCACGATGGGCAAACGGGGGTCGCCCTCGACAAACTCCACCAGCACGATCGCGCCCGGAGTGAGTTCGGCGGAAAGGCCCGCCATCCCGGGGTGGATCGGGACCAGGAGAATGTCGGGCAGGCCGCTCCGCTTGCGCACGACCTGGAGATCGAGCCGGTGCTGGACGTGGCGCACGACGCGGTAGCGGTAGCGGCCGAGGAAGGTGTACTCGGGCAGGGACTCTCGGACGAGGGCCCGAAGCGTGCGGAGGGTACGCTCCTCGGTCGAGGCCTCGCCGCTGCCTTCCCTGCACCAGGCGGTGATCCGGAGGGTGCCGCCGGTGAGCTCAAGTTCCACCTGTCGGACCACGAGCGGTGTCCGAAGCCTTGCGCGGAGGACAGAGCCAACCCCGATGGCGGAGGGATCGTCCGCAGCGAGCGTGGCGATCTTGCCCCGCGGATCGAAGTTCAAGAGGTCGTACGGTTCGGTGACCTCGCGAGGCTCCCGTGGGCCGACCTGGGTCACTCCGTCGAACCGCACCCACCAGGGAGTCGTGCCGAGGAGCTGCCGGAGGATGCGGGAGGCCGGCCCGGTTTGGAGCACAAAGTCGGCCACCATGCGGTCTTCGAGATCTGTGCGGATATCGATCGTCTCGCCGGCTGCTCGGGCAACCGCGAGGAGGACGGTGGAGCGTTTGACCTTGGCATCGTTGTGAAAGTGGAGCGGCCCGACATGCTTCATCCAGCCGCCCGTGCCGCCGACGATGCAGTAGCGGGAGGCCAGCTCGAAGCCACCGGAGAGGGCAGGCAGAACCGAGCCGCGGAGCTCCAGCCGGCCAAGGCGCACGACCACGGGGCCAAGGAGGGCTACCTCGTCATCGAGGTCGATGTCAGCGAACCAGACGCCGGTGTACGGGAAGCGGACCTTGATGCCGGTGACCCGGAGGCCATTGATGGAGGCAAAGAGGGTCATCCCGCAAGCTCCTGAAACTGCTTGGTGAGCTTCTCGATGGTCTTGTCGAAAGCGTCCTCGGCGGTGGGCTTGGATTGAGAGCCGGTGGGCTTGCCGATGGCGGGAGTTGGGGCGCGGTGCTGCTTGAACTTCACCTCAACGAAGAACATCCCCGGCTCGCCCTGGACCTCGGTGAGCTGGGAACGGTCCTCGACCACGACCGAGGAGATCTCGAGGTCCTCGAGGATGGGGTGGTAGATATCGAGCGCCTTGGGGCGCGTGCCGCTCGGCGCCTTCTTGAGCAGAACCTTGAAGGCTGCCCATTGCTCGAAGTGCTCATCCTCCCAGAGGAAGACCTTGATGGCGAACTGGGCGAGGCCATCACCCGTGTAGACGATGGTGGCGCCCGAGAGCCCGTAACCCTGCCGCTCGTCCCACTTGCGCGGGGAGCTCGCCCCGGCGACCTCGGAGAGGCCTGGAGAGACCTGGCCGGCGAGAAACCAGACGTCGAACGCTTCGGGATTCCGGAGGGGGTTGAGCATCAGCCCATCTCCGGCTCGAGGGGGATCCCACCCGCGAGAGCCGCCCCCTCCAGGGCAGCGGCGAGCTGGGCGAGGAAGGATGGGCTCTTGAGCTGCTCGGCATCCTTCACGCCGTGAATGGTGATGTTGTAGGTGTTGCCGCCTTGCTGGTTGCGGATCGAGGCGCCTGCGACCGCGGGTCCTTCGGCGCTCGGGATGGAGACGAGGTTACTGACGGCGCTGTCGACGTCGGGCTGGCTGGCTTCGATACCCTGGACGAGTCCCTCTCCGGTGAATCGGCCATAGAGCGCGAAGACCTTGGACGGTGAGGCAATCCCCAGGGCCGACTTGATGGTGCCCATCATGCGATCGGCGAGATTGCGGACAGCGCCGAGGACCCACGACGCGCCCCCCTCGATTCCGTTCACCAGGCCGGCGAGGAGGTTGGTTGCGATGGATCCGAAGTCGAGACCGGAGAGCACCGCGTAGAGGGCTCGGGCTTCGGAATAGACCCGGTAGATGGCGGTGCCGAGAAACACGAAGGGGATCGAGAGCACGACAACGAGACCAAGCAGGGCGCCGAGAGCAGCAGCGCCCGAGAGCATGGCGAGGCGGAGGCCGTCGACCTTCGATGTGGACTCGCTCCCAAAGACCGAATCGAGCGCCTTCTTGACCCGTAGGACGGCAATCGCGACCAGCAGGGCACCGATGACCATCCCCTGGAAGAACGCTCGTGCGTAGGGCGCCCCTCGGCTGAGCGAGGCAAACAAGGGGTTGAGGATCGCCTCGGCGAGGACCTTGAGCGCCCTGCCACTGATCGTGCTCTGGTCGAGGAGGCGCAGCACACCGCGGAGCCCCTGAAGAAGCGGATCGATGTGTACCCCGCCGAACAGGCGGCTGAAGTCCTCCCGAGCGCGCTGGAGCTGGAAGGAGAGGCCGAGGAGCTGGGCTCGCGCGATGTGACCAAACTTCTTCTGGATGGCGTCATCGAGGGCCTGGAGGCCGTGCTCGACCCGTACCTGGCCGTTCTGGATGGCCGCGACCGCTGCGCTGAAGGAGAGCCCGAGCCGCTCGGCGAGCGCTCCCGCGACGTCATCGAGCTTGAGCCCCGTGCCGTCGAGGTCGAAGGCGCCCACCACAAAGCGCCGGGCACGGGCGGCCTGCTCAGCGATGCCCTGGAGCTTTGCGCCGGCCGTGGTGCCCATGACCGAGCTGGCCATGGCGACAGCGGAGAGGGCCGAGGCGAGACCCTGGCCCTCCAGGCGGGTTCTGGCGAGCGAGAGGGCCATCTCCTCAAGCTGCGCGTGGGTCAGGGCTACCCTCCCCGCCACGGCATCGATCTGGCCAGCGAGAGCCCCTCCCGCCGCCGCGGAGCCGGTTGCCGCGTCGAGGAGCAGGCGGCTGGCGCGTGCCGCCCCGGCGGCCTGAAGGGCGAAGGCAGCCAGGGAAGCCGCAGCCACACCAAGGCCGACGGTGAGGGCGGCCAGGGCGGCGATGAGCACGACGAGGGCGCCTGTTGCCCCGCCTTTGCCGAGCATGGCCTTGAGCTGCCCCGCGCGGCCGGCGAGGCTGCCCACTGGCCCGCCAGCCATCTGCGCCGTTTCCATCAACTCGCCCAGGCCGCCGTTGGCTTCCTTGGCGCTCTGGTTCGTCTTGCCGAAGGTGCCCCCGAGCTGGACGAACTCGGCTTGAGCGGAAGCGACGGACTGGCGCTTGGCATTGATGGCGTCGCGCATCTGGAGGAATGCCTTGACCGAATCCTCCTGCGATAGGCGGGCTACGGCGGTTCGTGCGGCCTCCAGGCGGGACTTCAGCTCGCGGTATTTGTCGATGTTGACGACGTTCGCTGACTGAAGCCGGCGCATCTGCGCCTCGAGCTGGGAGAGCGAAGCGGCCTGCCGCTGATACTGCTCCACCACGGCAGACGCTTTGAGCCGTTGCATCGCGGCCTGCATTTCAGCGAGAGCCGATTGCCCCGCCTTGATTTTGCTCCGAAGTCGCTCCAGCGCATTTCCTGCACTGTCTGCTGCTCCCGAGGTTTTGTTTTCCAGCTCGATCGCAAAGGTAGCTTTGGCGTCGGCGCCCATATCATCCCTCCTTGGTCAATGCCTGCCGGATCCGGCGCAGCTCGGTGAGGCCCTCGGCAAGGAGGACCGCCCCGACGTAGCTCCGCTCAAACTCGCCATCTTCCTCTCGACCGGCGGCAAACGAGAGGAGACATGCCGCCGCGATGCCGTGGTCGCGGTGGGCTTCAGCGAGGAGCGCTCTTATTTTCCCTCGGCCTCCTGCTTACGTACGCCTGCGAGAAAGCAGACGGCATCGGCGCAGCGCATGAGGGCAGCGGGAACCTCCTCGAAGATGCGCGTGAGCTCCGTCTTGTCGGGGTAGACGACGTGAGGACGGACGAGCTTGGAGAGCGCCTCGGTGTTCGTCTTCCCCTGGTCGACGAACCGCTGATAGAGGCGAGGGTCGGGCTTACGCACGACAATCATGCCCTCGTCGGTATCGATGCGGAGAATGCGCTTGTCGAGCGGACCGTGCTCGGCCTCGAGCCGCTCGATGACCTCGGCTTCCTTGCGAGCACGCTTCGCCTCGGCCAGCTCGCGGACGAGCCGCTGGCTATGTTCGCGCTGAGCTCTGCGCGTCTCGACCTCGGCGAGCTTCGCCAGCTCCGCATCAATCTCTGTCTGAAGGTCGTCGATCTGCGTATCGCGTCGGGGTGGACGTGCCGTGTCGGGGGGCTCGTCGTGTCTCTCCGCGCCGCGCGTCTTTTGCGCGAGTGCTTGGGAGCTGGGGGGCATGGCTTCGTTCTGTTCAAGCATGACGTTCACCTGGTCTTGTCGCTGTTATCGAATAGGGTTCGCCCATTCTTCTTGATGTACATGACGTCGAGGCCGATCTCCTCCTTGAGCGGATCGGTATTCTCTTCATGGCTCGCGTCCTCGCTGGCGACGACGCATTGAAAAAGCTCCTCCGTGATGGGCGTCTCGTCTGGCTCGATGTATTGGATCACGATGTCGAACTCGACATCCCCATAGTTCGTGCCGTCTGGAGACTGCGAAGCCAGGAAGGCGCGCAGGGCCTCGACCGAGGATTTCCATCCGGTCATCTTGCCCTCGGCGCTGTAGCGCCCTCGCGTCCTGCCGCGGGGAGCACGGTGCTTCCCGAAACCGTATGCTTTGGCGCGTTCCCGCTTCTGGGAATGGCTAACCGCGGTGAAGCCGTAGAACTCCTCGCCGAGGATCTTCACCTTGATGGAGCCCCAGTCGTACTGGTTGCCGTTGACCCGAATTGCGTCGGACATGGGTGGAGCCTCAAACCTTCACGGTGCGGAGCGCCGGGTTGTGGAAGCCGATGTCCGTGTTGATGAACTTGGGGTAGCCAAGCGGCACGATGAACGCCTGCCCGTTGAGGGTGAAGGTGGACAGGATGTTGTCGGTCCGGGACAGGACGAACTTGACGAAGCTGGCGCGCTTTTTCGCAAGCAGTGCAGTCCGGAGCGCCGAGTTGACACCCGACTCAATGTCCCTGGCTTCCTCCTCCAGGATGAAGCCGGTGCTCTCGTGGACGTGGAGCGGCTTCGATAGCCGACGCATCAGCTTGGTCCGCACGACCTCGCACGCGATGTCCATGACGCGGCGGTGCTGGATGAAGGTGAAATCGCTTCCCGTGGGGGAGAAGAGACGAGGGTTCGTGATGTAGACGCCCTCGTATCCCTCCACCGAGCGAAGGGTGGTGAACCTCGCATCGTCGAGGCCCGGGAACACCGCCTCGTCGTGCTCGTCAGGGTTCTGGTTGGCGTCACGAATTTGGACCCCAGGAAGCGCGCCGAGGTCGAGTTCTGCGAGGTCGATCGCAGCGTCGACGCCGATGGCTCGGGCGGCAACCGCAAGGGAGATGGGCCGGCGGTAGACGCGCCGTGAGACGCTGCTCAGGATCTTGGCGTAGCCGGCGCACAGCGCGAGCCGCTTGTCGCTTACTCCCGAGAACGCAGCGGCGAGGGCGGTGACGTAGGCCGCTGGTTCTTCGCCGAGGTTCGGGCCGCGGACATTGCCGATCGCCCAGCGATACTTGCCGGCTTGGGCCATGACGCCGAGCTCGGCGCCGATGACAGCGAGGGCCGTAGGGTCGAGCGAACCCAGCACTTGTGCGACGCGCCAGGAAAGGTTGGTGTGGCGGAGCGCGGTGAGGGCACTGCTCAGTTCCTCGTTGCTCCACTGGGCAGGGCGGCTTCGGAAGGAGAGCCAGTCACCCGCGAGCACCGAGCCCTGGGCGAGGTCGAGCTTGAGGTTGCCCCCCTCGGGGAGGGTGATGGAGCTTACCTGCCCGAGCGCGGTCTCCGGTGAGAGCGTGCGCCCACCATCGAGGCTCCATCGGTAGGTGATCCCTGCGGTGCCTACGGTCCCACCGCGGGGGAAGACGAGGAGGACCTCATACTCATCGTCGGCAAAGCTCGCGGCATCCAGCGTCGGGACGGAGGTGCCACGGAAGCTGAGGGCGTCAACAGCGCTCAAGGAGCCCTGAGTCGTCTCGCCGGTGCGGACGAAGACGACGGGCTTGCCTGTGTATTCGATGGCGTAGCACGCGGCCTCGACCGATGAGCCGCTTCGGTAGTTCGCGATTACGTGCTTTGCCTGGCCAAACGCAGCCGGCATGTTCAGCGGGCCATCGGCGGCAGGGCCGACGATCGCCATCACATCTCCAAAGCTTGGCGGCATGACCCCGCGGGCGCCGTCGAGCACGTTCATGTTCACGCTGGGGAGCACATCGCCCTCCTTTCAGGGGCACTCGCAGCCGACTTCGCCTGTGATGTCGTCGGGCGAGGCAGCGAGACGGGTTGTAACCACCGGCTCGATCCCTGGCGCTGTGGGGATCGGCCTCTCCAGGATCGGCACCTCAAGCTGGAGCATGAAGACCAGCTCCTTGCCGAAGGCGCGCTCGGTGACCTTGTTCGTCCACCGCGGCGCGGTGACCTGGTAGGTCCCGTGGGCCTTGCGATGGATCGCGCTGATGGTCCGGTCGTGGAGGACCCAGACCGCCTCGTACTGCGCTTCCTCGCTGTTCGGCGCTGCGCCGTCATAGGCCCAGACGTAGACACGCGAGAGGGCGACAAGGGTCCTGACCGGCCGAGGGTTACGGCCAGGATTGCGTGCGGCTGCGTACTCCCCGGCTCCGCCGCTCTCGTCTCCAGGGGCGAACACGACACGGTTTGCGCGGCCGGGCCCCTGATTGAGCTGCTTCGCCGGCTCGCGCTCGCCGAGCACGACCACAGCCGTGATGCTCTCGTCGGCGAAGACCTGACGCACGTCACGGACAAGCTGGAGGAGGCCCATCAGCGTCCCCCCATCCGTCGGCGGAAGCGGCGTACGAGGCCCGCCTTGATCGCCGAACTGAGGTCCTCCGGCAGCGCGGCTGAGGGAAGGATCGCTCGTCTCGGTACGCGCTTGGTGCCGTAGTGGTGGTAGACCTCGTGACCGCTGAGGACTGCCAGAATGATGGCCCCCACCGCTCGGACGGAGAGCGCCTTGGTGGCTCCAGCGAGAGGCTTCTTGCCGTCCCGCGTGGGCTTCCATGAGGCCCCTTCCGGCGAGCGTCCGGCCGCGATGTTCTGCTCGAGATGATCGCGGAGCGCCTCGGCCACCTCGGGTGCGGCCTCCTGCGCCATGCGCGGCAGCTCCCGGATGCGTGCGATCATGGCGTCGAGCTCGGCGAAGCCCTTACCGCTCATGGCGCGCTGCCTTTGCCTGGAGAACCGGCCAGGTGTAGGGGCTCTGCTCCGAGTAGCCGAGGGGACCGCCCGCGTTCACGGCAGCGACGTCGGGCGGTGTGGCCTGCCGGGCGGGAAGCTCGATGAGGCCGTCCTTGGAATCGGCAGCCTCCTTGACCCAGGCGAGCGCCTCGTCCTTCTCCTGCTGGATGAGCTGATCCTGCTCCGAGGAGGGGTTGAAGCCGCGCTTGAGCGTGAGCCGGTAGGCCACAACCCGAGCGACATTGTCGATGATGACGTCCGGATAGGGCTCGCGGAATGGCGCCGCGTAGCGCTTCGCCAGACGAGAATCGAAGTGTGCTGAGACCTTCGTCGCGATCCGGAGCGTGAGGCCAGGCCAGAGCCTCTCAATCTCGTCGATATCCTCGGCCGGCAAGGTGCCGAGGTCCTTGATGTCATCGATGGTGACGTAGCAACTCATGGCTTCTGTTCCCTCCGACTCAGGACTGCGGGGGTTGCTGCTGCTGGGGACCTGGCACCTTGAACTTCACGGCGCGGAATGGATGCCCGTAGATGGCGGCGTTTCGGCCTCGAACGTGCCACTCAAGGTGATTGGCCCTGGCCAGTTCGGCATCGGTGATGCCGTCGTAGCTCGTCATTCCGTACGGGCGACGCTCTTGCCAGATATACGGCATCCCCAGCTCGCCGCTGCCCGGCGCGATGAGGATCCAACTCCGAGGATCATGGGCCAGCTCGTGAATGACCAGCGGTTGAACGTGATAATCCGTGATCACGTTCTCGGTTGCCTCGATGATCTTGGCTCCGGTGACGGTGCGAGCGACCTTCTCGAGCTGGGGAGGGATCAGCAGGAAGCGCGGCTCCAAGTTGCGATTCCGGCCGTTTGGCATCTCGAACGTCTTCATGTGTGCGACGCCGAGCGAGAATGAATCGGGGGTCAGCTCGGGCGGGAGCGCAGGCAGAGACGGATCGAATTGAGCCATGCTGTCGATGAGGGTGCGGTACTCCCCACGGGATTCGTCGAACGGATTGACGAGGTGCGCCCCGTGGAAGGGTCGTCCATCGTAAGCGAGCCCGACCTCACCGTACTTGATGAGATCGATGCATTCGTACTGTGGCGACATCGCCATCTCGCTGCCCATCTGCGAGGCCCACTCGGAAGCCAGCTTTGCCTCGTCGTCTTCCCACTTGTCGCGGTCCATCCGGAGGCCGCCGCCTCGGGGGATGTTGACGGCTTCATGGGCTTGGGTGACCAGATCGTCGAACTGCATCTGGCCGTTGGGCAATTTGACGATTTGGGCTGTGTTGAGCAGCCATTCGATGATCTCGCGCTTTCCCGTCGAGGCGCGTGTGCCCATAATGTTGGGCCACCAGACGCGGCGCATCGCGTCCTGGTAGTCGTGGTTGATGATCCTGCGGAGTCGGTCCTCGAACGCGAGGACGTGCCGTGCGGTCCAGAGCATTTCAGAGTCCTTCCTGTCCTCGGCAAATCAGAGCGGGAACCGCACCCAGACCTTGGCGCCGCCTGGATCGACAGCCATCAAGGTGCCGCCGGTGCTCCGGGCGCCGTTGTTGTCGTCAGCGGAGAGGGTGTGTTCGTTGAGCAGAAAGCAGGTGCCGCCCAGGTCTGCTTGCCCTAGGGGAGTGCCGTTGACGTCGTTGTCGTAGCGGAACTTGCGGTAGCTCCGGCTCACGGTAACGGTGATCTTCTGAGCCCCCGCCGGCTTGCCGCGGTTGTCGATCGTTTCAGCGGCTTTCCCCCAAACCGTGACATCGGGGGCTTCATAACCAGGCCGTGCGTACCCATCGGGCCCGGTGACCACGATCGCGCCGCCGTAGATGATCGTATCCTCGGCAACGGCGAGATCTTCGGTGTCGCCAACCAGCTCGGAGGCAAGGAACTCTCGGTTCAAGGCCATGGCGGCTACCCCCTCCTCTGCGCGCGGATCTGAGCCGCGGTAGGCGCGTTGAGCCGATAGAGCCCTTGGATAGGCTTGTCGGCGAAGCCGAACTCCCCTGAGGCAGGGCGACGGACACCGAGGGCGCGGTCGAGTTCCTCGTTGATGGCCTCGTCTCCGGCCTGTTTGCCCGAGCTGCCCTGACCCTCTCCGCGCGTCGCAGCGGCCGTGACGGGAGCTCGTAGCGCCTGCTTTGACGCGGCCTTGATGAAGCCTTGCACGGTAGGGAGCGGCTGCGTCAGTGCCCATGCACGGGTCGAGGCGGTGAATCGGTCCTTATGCTGGTCGACCAAACGCTCGACCTCGGCCCGGGCGACATGCCGCTCCAGCTCCGCGACGCGCACCGCAAGATCGATGTTCCCGGTCGTTGCCTTGGTCCGTGCCTTGGTCGTCGTAGCGACAGGCTTCTCCTCCTCGTCCCTCTCGCCACTGTTGGCCGACGGATCGCCTTCGGCTTCCACGGCCTCGCCTTGGCTGTCAGGCTCGCTGGTCCCACCCCCCTCGAGTTCAGCCTTGAGCTTGGACAGGATTTCCTTCGCCGTTTCGGGATCGTCGGCTCCCAAAGCCGCCTCGATGGTGGCGAGGATCATCGTCAGGACTTCGGTCACTCTCTCGTTCCTTTCGTGCTGCGCTCGGACCCGCTTTGCGGACGCGAGCATGCGTGCGTGATGGGTGCCCGGGTCCCCCACGAGGGAGATGCGGACCAGGCGGGTGATCTCGCCGGTGTCGGGGTCGACGTCGTATTCCGGCGACAGAAAGAGCCTTTGACGGCTGCGAACCTGCTCGACCGCGTAGGCGCTCCAGTCGAACCGAAGCCATGGCGCGCCCGCGCGGATCTCCAGAAAGGCGTAGCCTCCCGTGGGCGGTGGGTCGTCGGAGCTGCGCTGCTCGCGTTCATCCGCGGCGCCGTTGTGCTCAATATCGATCTGGAGCGGGTTGCCCCGGGTCTCGTAGACCTCGGTGACTTCCCGGACGCTCCGCTCGGTCCAATGGTGCGTGCCGTAATCCGTCGGGTTCGGGCCGACGCTCCAGAGCTGAATTTCGGCCGGCGGGTCCTTCGGTTGGAAGACGTAGGCACGAGTTCTCATGCGGCCTCCTGGAGCGGCTCCGGCTCGATGTCTGGCTGTGCATCGCCGTCGATGTCGCCAGCGATCGGGATGCCGAACCTCACCGCGACCTGGCGCTCATCAACCCGCTTGCCGTAGGGGAGCAGCGCACGGTTGGCGTCCTCGATCGCCTTGGCCGCTGCGCTGATGGCCTCGGCTTCCGCTTTGAGATCTTGGGGCGGGCTCGTGTCCCATTCAACGGCCACCCCGGCATCGAGGGCGTCGGCCCCATGGTGTTCGTTCACGTAGGGGGGGAGCCCTTGGGTGTTCAGCGTGTGGGCGAGCCCCTCGCCATCCCCCTGAATGAGGTCGGCACGAATCGACTTATGAATATCGGCGTTGGCGAAACCGACTCCACCGCTTGTGGTAACGAGCTGGCCAGCGATCGCGATGATGGACTCTTCGTTGGCGGTCTGGATCGTGTCCTTGAAGACTTCAAAGCCGCGGCCGTTGGACTCGATGAGCTTGACGTCCCAGCCGACCGGAAGCTCGAAGACGGTATTCAGGCCCCAGGCGATGAGCCTCTCGATGAAGCCGCGGCGCTGTTGCTCGGTCGCACCGAGCGGCGCTACGGCTGCCCGCGCCGCGTTTGCCAATTTTGCCGAGTAGTTGTCGCGGTAGAGCAGCGCGTGCTCCTTGGCGATGTAAGCGCGACCAAGGGACGGCCAGAGGCCCTGGAGCCAAGGTTGGCTCTCGCCACCGGGACAATGCAGAATCCACCGACCGTCGCCTGGTGTAATGCGCTGAGGGCCAGTGACGGACTGATAGGACCAGCAGTCCTCATCCCATCGATACCGGAGCCATTCGGGATCGAGGCGGCGTAGGACAGGGAACGGGCATCCCTCGACAGGGAGCAACTCACCGACCCCGATACCGAGGAGGATGCCGTCGGCGGCGAGGAGGGCGAGTTCCGCCGCCGGGAACATCCGCTCGAAGACCCCCCTCCGACCTTCCCGGCCGGCGAGGCCCGAGACGATCGCCGGCTCTCCGGAAAAGCGGCGAGGGAGCCGTACGAGGCCCCCGGTGCGGGTGGACAGCACGCCGCGCAGGACCCCATCCCGGAGCAACGCCTTGCAGAGCTGTGCTGCCCGACTCAGGTCGCCCGTGTCCGCCTCGTGGATCCCCTTCTCGAGGTCGGCGAGATACCAGCGGGTGACGGTCGTCGGCGGAGGCGGCCGACGCGACCACCGCGACCAGAACCCCTTCTCGTCCTCCTCCTCGTCGCGTAGAGGCTGTGCGGCGCTCTGGGCGCGCCTCAAGGCTTCACCTTGGGCCTCGGCGGCCTGGAGCCCGAGGAGGGCCGTGACGGCGGCGCGGAGGCTCATCGCCGGCCTCCGAGCCCGCCGATGCTGGCGTAGGCGTCGAAGCCGCTTCGACCGTAGGCATCCGAGGCCCCTGCGCGCTCACGTTCGGCGGGGAAGTCCTCGTCCTCGTCCGGGGGCTGAAAGATCGATGGCTCCCAGGCGCAGAGGGCCAGCGCATCGGCGCGGTCCGGCGAACGCTTCAGCCGCTTCCGTAGCTCGTCTTTGGACTCGACCTTACGCCGTTGGCGTACGTCGAACTCGAACTTGGGGCGACGAGCTCCGCGGCGAGCTTGGCATCCTCTGGGATGGCGCCCCCTTCCCTGAGCCAGTCACGCAGAGCAAACCAGAGCTGGTCCCGCAGCAGCGGGAACTCCCCCGGGAGCCGGGAGCGTTCCGCGACATTGACGGGGATGACCTCGATTTCCTCTTGGTAAGCGTGGAGGTGCCCCACGACGCGGATGCCGATTCCACCGCAAGCGTCCACCTTGACCGCTGCCTTGGGCTCCCGCGGGGACCGATGCCGCCGCACCACCTGCACGACATGCGCCGCAAGGGTCGGCTCATTGAGGCCGTTCCAGGCGACGACCTCAAGCGCCTTGCTGCCGCGGCGCGGGATGGCCACCGAATCGTCATCCCCAAACCGGGCGACGTCGACGCCAACATGGAGGCGTCCCTCGGCCCTCGTGTCGTGCCAGCGCTCCTCGGCTTCATCGACGAGGTAGAGGGGGATGACGGTGCTCGCGTCCTGCCGTGCGAAGTTGCCCCGCACGCGGACCTGAAACAGCGCTGACTCCTCGCCCCATTCCCGGCGCTTCTCCTCCACCCATTCACGCGCGGCGAGACCAGGGATCACCATCTCGCCCCGGAGGACGTTGGGGCTCTCTTCGCTCGAAATCGTGAACGTCCTGTAGAACTCGCGCTTGTCGCTGTGCGACCGGAAGAACTCTCCCTCCACCCGGGTCGGGTTGCCGAGCATGAGCACCCGAGCGCCGCCTGCTCTGTTGCCCTCGATGGCCTCAAAGATGAGGTCGGGGATGCCGCTCGCCTCGTCGAGGATGTAGAGCAGGTTGCGGCCCGAAATGCCCGCGACCGCCTCGGCCTCTTTGGCCGTAAAGCCAACGACCTCCCGGAAGTCCTTGGATCGGAGGCCGGTACGCGCCAGATCGTGCAAGTTGCCGTCGACCGGATGGCGCGCTTGAGCGTGGAGCATCCGCAGCTCTCGCCAGAGGATCTGGTTGACCTGTCGGTCGGTAACCGATGACAGGATCACCCGTGCGTCGGGAAAACAGCAGTAAAACCAGAGTGCCGCGCCCGCACCGAGGTTGCTCTTGCCGACCTTATGCCCGCTCTTGACGGACACTCGCGCGCGTTCGGGGACGAGCGCCTCCAGGACCTCGGCTTGCCTGTGCCAGGGCTCCACGCCGAGCACCTCGCGAAAGAAGCGCTCTGGCGCGGCCTGATACCGCTCTGACGGCCACACGATGCGCTGGGAGGCAACAGATGCAGCCAGAATCGCCGCCGAGAGTGTCCCGGCCATGGTGATCCGAGGGCGCCGCACACGCTTCGCTACCCGCTCGGCAATGCGCGTTGTCATCGCGCTTCTCCGCTGATGCTGAGAAGCGCCGCAGCCGCGGCTCCCCCGAAAAGTCCACGGAGCAGGCCGAGCTCCACCTCCTCGCCAGCGGCCACCGAGACCATGGCACACGCGATGGCTGCGCAGACAGCCCAGCAGAGAAGCGCGCAACACGAGGGCCGACTCATGCGGCCTCCAGCTCGGCGAGCGCCTTGGCTACGGCTGCTGCTGCCTCCGGGTAGGCGGCGAGGGCACCGGCAATCGCTCCCTCGATCCGCTTCCACCGCGGAGAATCGACGATGGTCGCTTCTGCCGCGGGCCCAATCTCCCCAGTCAGCCGGCCAAGTAGTTCAAGGACCTGCTTCGCCGCCACGATGAGCGCCGCACGCTCTCGCCAGGAGATCTCCTCGTCCGTATCCGCCCGCTGGATCAGGACCTCAACCTTCTCGACCAAGGCCTCACAACGCGCTCGGACGTTCGCGACATTCTTGAGGTCCGTCTTGCTGACGGCCGTCTTGGTCTCAGGCCCGCGGAGTCCAGCGTCGCTGCTTTGGGGGTCGGGGCGGGAGCCCTCCTCCAACCAGTGGGCAGCGTGCTTGCGGAGCGCGTTCTTGGTGACGCTGAAGCGTTGCGCAATGGCTAGCGCATCGACTCCGCCCGACAAAGCAGCCTCGATCGCGTCGCGGCGCTTATGTCGGCAAATGATGCACTCACTCGTCGCCTGCGGTGCGGCGTCCATGAGTCAAGCCAAGCACAGGCCACTATGACAGGTGTGATGGAGTGCGATTGGACGCGGGATGCGCAGGACGTCATCGGTGGTTTGTCGGCAATGGAAATAGCGGTGTCTCTTGCGGTGCGTGTCTCACGGAGGGACGTAGGTCGTCGGACGTCGATGAGGCGGGGTCATGTTCATTGCACTGGCGCATTCATGTGTCATGAATTGAGAAGCTGACCACCGCGCTCTGCTGCGATTAGACAGATTGAACTGTCAATGTTGTGGTCAGATCGATTGCAGATCGCCTGGTGGACGCGGTGGTGGACGCGGTCGCCTGTGTGCGACGTGGAAATTGTTCACCTCTGCCTGACGGCGTGCTCCGTGAGGAGGCAAATGTGGCCGAAGCGCTTCATGAGACACCTTTGGCATGGTTGGCTCGACGACGTCTGTCCATGGCGCTGATTCGATGGGTAGATCGATTCATTGGTTAACAACAATTGCGACTGAGGAAAGGAAGATTGAGCATGAACATCAAATCGACTGTGGCGGGAGTGGTATGTTTGGTCAGTCTGATGTCGGTGTGCGCTTGCAGCGCAGAAAGTATTGAGAGTGTTGAATCTACTGAAGATGTGGCGGGCCGGGCTGAGCATGAACTCGTTGCCAAGTACACGATGGGCGATTCGGCCCTATCGGTGCACTGGAACGGTGATCGTTCGTCCGCAGCTCTAAGTATTTTGCTTGAGCGTCAACACGGAAAACATCGTGAATCAATAACATTGAACTTGAGTGATGGTGGTGTATTCTCCGAGCCGGACGTTGCAGCGTTCGTCGGGAGCATCGATCCTGCCCTGCTTGATGTCGCGCTGGGTGAGTTGGCGCACTCACAGGCGACCGGCGAAGAGGGGCGCTTCTTCAATCATGTGCAGAAGCGGCTGTTCTCGGATGTCGTCGCTCATAACCACCATGAGAGCGAGCGCGGTCCGACCGCTGGGCTTATGCAGGCCGAAGAGGGCGGTTGGTGCTATTGCAATGCTTGTGCGAAGCATCACGCCCCAGAATGTCTCTAGCGCTTGTCCTGTAGAGGCTGCGCGACAGACATCAGGGGGATCCGACCGAGGCTCCGCGTGGAAGTGATTCTAGGCGATCTGCTGATCGCCTGATGACTGAGGCGGCGTGGCCTCCAAGCTGGCGAAGTCTCTGGTCGAGCGACAGCGCGGCGTCGCTCTGACGGTCATACGATGCGCTGGGAAGTAACGGGTGCAGCCAGAATCGCCGCCGAGAGCGTCCCGGCCATGGTGATACGAGGGCGCCGCGCACGCTTCGCTACCCGCTCGGCAATGCGCGTTGTCATGGCGCTCCTCCGCTGATGCTGAGAAGCGCCGCAGCCACGGATCCCCGACGCGGTAAATGCTCACCTCTACCCATGGTGCTAGAACGATAAGTAGATGATTCATTGTTTGACAGCAACAGCGACCGAGAAAGGGAAAATTGAGCATGAACATCAACTCGACTGTAGCGGGAGTTGTATGTCTGGTCGGTATGATTTCTGTGTGCGCTTGCAGCGCGGAAAGTATGGAGAGTGTTGACTCTGCCGAAGACGTGACGGGTGGGGCTGAGCATGAACTCGTTGCCACGTACACGATGGGCGATTCGGCTCTATCGGTGCACTGGCACGGTGATCGTTCACCCACGGCCCCAAGTATCTGGATTGACCATCAGCGTGGAAAACATCACGAATCCATAACATTGAGCTTGCGTGACGATAGTGTATTCTCTCATCCGGACATTGTAGCGTTCGTCGGGGGCATCGATCCTGCCCTTCTTGATGTCGCGCTATGGGAGTTGGCGCGCTCACAGGCGTCCGGAGGAGAGGGGCGCTTGTTCAGTCATGTGCAGGAGCGGCTGTTCTCGGAGGTCGTCGCTCATAACCCCGGTGAGAGCGACCATGGTCCGACCGCTGGGCTTGTGCAGGCCGAAGAGGGCGAGCCGTGCTGGTGCGATCTTTGTCAAGTACATCATCGCTGTCTCTAGCGCTTGTCCCGAGTAGGCTGCGCCACAGTTCATCAGAGGGAGTCGACCGAGGCTCCGCGTGGAAGAGATTCTAGGCGATCTTGCTGATCGCTTGGTGACCGAGGCTGCGTGACCTCCAAACTGGTGTCGTCTCTGGTCGAGCGACAACGAGGCGTGGAGCAATTTCTTTCGCCGGTGTTGCCCTGGGAGCGCCTGTTGCGCAATCCATAGGCTATCACCTATGTGATGGTTTTCCGAGCTGGGGTGGCCCTCGTCGCGCGGGCGACGTCCCCCCCCTTCGGATTCCCCCAACTGTTCAGGAGACCCCAAACAAGGGGATCAACGTGAGTGCTCCGACCGAGAGGCAGGCCAGCCCCGTGAGAGCTCTGCAGGGGCACGCGACGACGCATGTGCCCTGCCGAACCCTGGAGGGAGCCGAACTGGTTCGAACCGGTTCGGGGGCTGGTTTTCGACTGGTTCGAGTGGTTCGGTGTGACGCTGCGTGCTGGTTCGGCGGTCCCCCCTAAAGGGGGGGGCGACCGCCTAGGAACCAGCGCGGCGGAGCGCCCGAGGTTCGCACGCGAAGCGCAAAGGTAGTCCCGAGCACGGAATCTGAAGATGGGCCAGGCGCGGCCTTGCAGGGGACGGGAGCACTAGGGTAGGGGCAGGGAAAGCGGAGCCCCTGGAAGGGGCACCAGGGGGCGATTCCGGGCGAGCAAGGGGCAGCCTCGAGGGGATGCCCCAAGGCAGCTACCAACCGGTCCTGCCCCTGCGTCGGAGCGACTTGGTGAGACGCTGACGAACTTCCCGGAGGCGCTCGCCGACGACGCCGACGGAGATGCCCAGCTTTGCTGCGACCTCGGGGCGAGTCATTCCGACGGCGATGAGGGCGGCAACGTCGCGCTGAAGCGGAGGGTGTTCTGCAAGGGATTCGAGAAGCAGACGCGCCTGCATCTGCTCGTCGACGGGGAAGGAGACAGGTTGATCGGCAAAGTCGGCAGCGAGACCTGAGGGGACTTCGCGGCGAAGGTACGCGGCTGAGCGGTAGTGAGAGGCCTGCCGCCAGGCGATGCCGTGCATCCAGCGGCGCAGAGCGAGGTCAACATCGCCACCATGTTCGACGACAAAGACATCGGAGGCGACACCGCGCCAAGCGGCAAAGAGGATGTCCTGAGCCGCATCGTCGATGCGCTGAGGAGCGACCCCATAGCGATGCAAGACGCTGCGGATGGTGGGCATGACCTGCAGGAGCATGGCGATCGGAACGCGGCGGGGGGATTTGATGGGAGTGCTCAAAGGGACGCCTCCCCACCAGTGAGGACGGCCAGATCTTCGCGGCCGAGATCGAGGTGATAGGAGACGAGAGCGACAGAGACGTGTAGCTCGGCGCCGATCTCCTCGAGCGAATGACCGGAAGCGTGGGCGAGAAGCGCAACGCGCTCAAAGCGATTCAGGCGACGGACTACCGCGAGAAGCTCGCGAGCCTCCAGGTAAGGCTCGGGATGAAGCAGGTAGCCAGGGAGCAGATCGCGAGGATCGAGGGGCGCCAGCTCAGTCAGGCGAGACCATGCGAGGTCCTGCCAGTGAGTCGCCTTGTGAAAGGCAATACGCTTGATCCAGCCGCGGAGCGCGAGCGAAGGGGAGGCCGCCGGGTCGGGCCTGAACTCCCCCGAGGAGATGCGGAGCCAGGCAGCGAACAGGACATCCTGGAGCAGATCGGCGCGATCGGGAGGGCGAACGCCATAGCGCGCCAGCACGCGACGGATGGCGCGGCCATGCCCGAGGAGCTCCGCAGCGGAAGGAAAGACAGCGGGGAAGGAAGGGCGAGAGGGAGAAGAGGTGGAAGGTGAGGGAGAAGACGGATCGATTCCTTGGCCCTTCTCTGGGCGCGGGGATACACAAAACACGTCGGACCTCGTGCGATCGGGGTTCGGCCACGCAGCCCGGGGTGCTCCAACACCCGCGGGCTGCACTCGATTTGGGGCGCAAGCGCCCCAGCCCAAAACCGCCCCGGCCCCCCGGAAGGGGAGCCGAGACGGCGGCTAAACGCGAAACACGAGACGTGCCAATAAGGGCAGTATCAGGCCTGGCCGGCCTGGTCGTCTTCGTGAGCCAAAATGATCAGGAGCGTGGAGCGCCCAGAGCTATCCGCGCCCTGCACAAGAACAAAGGGCACGGCGTCCTCGGGGTCATAGGCGCGCCGCTGATCATCACTGAGGACGCAGAGAACAAGATGGCGCTCCTGCGCCGGCTCAGCGCGGAGGATCCTGCCGAAATAAGCCAGAAGGTTGAACAGGCGCATCTTGACCTCGCTGCCCTGAGGCTGTTCGCCGGGAAGGGGAGCGACGCAGACCTGCCATGCCGCAAGCGATACGGTGACAGAGGGGCCGACACCAGCCGCGTGGGCGAGCGCGGTAACATCGACGAACGGCTCCCCGGGCTGGGCGGAGGGGAAGGGCAAATCCTCTGTCCTGATAACTGGCTCAGCCGCCAGTATGATTGCGATAAACGGCCTGCCGTCCGACAAGACGCCGCTGAACAACTTCAGCTCGACCGGCTCGGGCACGCCGGAGCCCACGATGACACGGAGGAGAAAGGACACCCCCTTCCCGTCAGAAGCGGAGGTCATAGCGGCCCGGCCTGCGACGAGAAGAGCCCGGAGGCGACGCGCCTCGTCACGACCAGCCTTGTCGCCGGCATCCGTCAGAGCGACGCAGCGGCGCCACGCGGCAGCGCTGAGGAGGACGGGGGCGGTAAAGCCCACCTCCGAGGCGGGGCCAGAAACATTAACGAGCGCGCCCGGCTCGGTAGCATGCTGACAAGAAGAGGGGGGAACAGCACTGCCAGACCGTACGTTCATAGCACTCCTAAAACTCCCGACAGCCCGGAACCAAGGCAGAGAGGAGCCGAAAGAGGGTACGGGCGCGAGGCCGAATAGCCCTGCACCCGACCCAATACACGCCCCAGGAAGCCCGGGCAGAAGCGCCCATAGAAGCCCCCCGAGGCGAGGAGTGCATAATCACGAGGCGTGCCAATGAGGCGCTCAACGAGCGAGACAGGTGCCGAGGATCAATCCTCCTCGGCGAACATGATGGTGATCTCTGGCTCGCCGTTGTCTCCGGGCTCGTATATCAGCTTCAGCTCGGTTCGCTCCGCATCGGGGGAATCCGACACGACGTAGAGGTGCAGCCAAACCGCCATGGCGTCAGGCTCTCGAACGATGGCAGCGTAGGCCGCCGAGAGTAGCTCCGCGAGCCTACTTTTTTCGGTAAGCCCTGCCGCCTCGGCGGCTTCCGTCAGCTCGACGCAACGCATCCACACGTTCTCTGCAAGGACGACAGGGAGGGTGAAGCCTACCATTTTGGCATGCGCGGTCACTTCAACCAGTTCACCATCTTCAATGGCTTCGAGGCGGGAATACACATAGGCGCATCTGATAGATCCTCCCTTTGCTGGCCTCCCGAGACAGGTCGACTGCCGGCGATCCTGGGGCCGCAGCGTGGGAAGGCCTGCTTTGGCGACTGGGCAAGCGCGCGGCGACTGCACCAACTCGGCCCGAACTTGCCTGGTGCTCTCGGTTAGCTTATTGAATGAGTCATCCATAGTCAATTTCTCCACCGCCAGTGCTCTCCGCTATGAAGAGAGTCAGAGACGGCTCATGCACATCAAGCGACATGCCATAGAGCCGTCGTTATGGAATCAGTGGAACTGTGAGGGATTCAGATGCCGAGGAAATCGCGAAGCTCGTCAGTCATCCAGGGGGCGGTCTGGAGATAGTTGCGGGTGGGATCCATCGCGGGGATGTCGTTCTTGTCCGCCTTACCGCGATGAGCGCGGAGCACGAGGGAGTGCAGCTTGGCGTCATGACCGATGAGAAAGCGGCGCCGGGTGTCAACGGTGGCGCCGCAGCCGCACAAGCACAGGCCGGCCGGATTGACGGCAGGAGGGGCGACCTTGGCCTTGGCGGGTTTGGAAGGCTTCCCCGCCCGCCTCTCCCCGGATCCACGGGCCGTAGACTTACCGGCCCTACCACCCTTGGGCGCAGCGGCGTCCCCAAAGACGACCTCGACAGGGGGCGCAGGATCGGTAGGAGGCGGCTCACTGTAGACAACCTCCTCGTCAACGGCGGCGGAAACCGTGGCAGACTCCGAGGCCGAGGGCTCGGTGGTGGGCACCGAGGCCGAAGTGGGCTCAGGAGCCTCGCACTGCTCGGCAGGACCGACATGGGCGAGTGCAGCGACCACCGCCTCAACAACAGGGTCCCTGGCGACGCCCTCGTCCAGTGCAGGAGCAGAGGGCTGCACACGGAGCCGATAAACGCCGTTGGTCAGCGAGAGGACCCGCCGGCTCACCAGCTGGTTAGCGGCGCGCGTATTGAGGCCATACACCTTCAGGTGAGTGGCCGCGACAGACTCGCGAACCGAAAGGAACTCGATGATGCGCGTTTCATTCTCAGTCATTGCGTTGGTGTTCATACAGCGAAACTCCTAGGCCGAAACGAAAGCGCCAATCGTGGCGCCCACGGTTGAGACCGGATCACAAGACATACCAATGCCAATCGCTCCGCGTCCCTCGATGAGGACGCAAGCGTAGGACATCTAGTTATGACGCTGGTGTCATGTTGGTGTGGCACCAGAGTGCCGAAACGCCAATCCACGTCGATTCAAAGCTAGTCAACAGCAATATGACAATAAAATCATAATATCGCAGAAGCGTCATATGTACCAAGGCCAACCAGCGCTGCTGTATCAACAGATTCGCATCTGCGCGAATCGGCACAGCGAAAATCGCGAACAACGATTTTCATTGTGGGCCACCCTCGAGTAGTTCGAAGGCGCTCTGAAGCTCAGTAAGCGCCTGAGCGTGATCGCAGTCGAGCCGCCGAAGATCCGCGACAACGTGCTCAAGCGTCAGAAGCGCGCGCCGCTGTCTGGCCAAAGCGCTTACCCGAAGTACCGCAGGCACCACGTCGGCATGCGGAGCGTGAAGCCGCCGAAGGCCACGGAGATAGCCAGCGACCTCCCCAACGCTTAGTTCGTCGAGTCCTCTCCCATCTGCAAGAGCAGCGGCGAGCTCACGATGAAGAGGCTCGGCGAAATCTCCGGGCTCGATGCCCGTTTCCAAGGCCATGGCGTCAAGCGAGGCCGCGAGCACGAATCGCTCGGCTTGGAGGTCGAGCGGGGAGCGGCCCATCCGCAACTTCCTCAGACGCTCCGCACGCCTGAGCGCGAGCACCACCCCGAGACCGCCGAGGGCGCATTCGAGCGCCTCCCGGAGGTCGAGGACGAGCCAGCGAAGGAGGGCGGGCTCCGTGCCGCGAGACGCGCGCTGGCTAGGCGCTGTGCTGCTGGCCGCTGGTCTCGCGCGCCTGGCTATCCCGGCTGTCAAGGAGCCGGACGGCATCCCGCCGAATGTCTGGGGAGAGGTGGGCATAGCGCATGGTCATTTCAATGGTGGCGTGGCCGAGCAGCTCCTGGACCGCCTTGATAGGAACGCCGCGCATGACGAGATGCGAGGCGAAGGTGTGTCGAAGTGTGTGCCAGCCGATACGACGTAGCTCGGCGCGCTGACAGGCGCGGCGCAAAGGATGCTTGCACTCATTACGGGTCAGAAGGCGGCCACCGTCCGCCGGGAAGACGAACTCCCTAGCAAAGCGAGAAGGGAGAGCCCGCAAGACGGCGATCGCTTCGTCCGAAAGCGGGACCTCACGGCTTTTCTTATTTTTTGGCGTCCCGATGATCCCACGGGCGACCGCGCGACGCACCTTGAGCAGGCCAGAGACAAGATCGATGTCATCCCAGCGCAGCGCCAGCAGCTCGCCCTGCCGCAAACCGGTGCGGAGCGCGAGCAGGACCATGGGCCGCCATTCGGGATCCGCCCCGCGGAGCAGGCGCTCCGCTTCCTCGAAAGTGAGAAAATCGAACTCCGCCTCAGGAACGGGGAGCAACTTGAACGGTGGCAGACCGTGAAGGCGACCCCACTCCTTGGCCACTGTAAACACTTTGCGAAGCACCGTAAGCTGGTTATTGACAGTTTTGGGGGAGAGCCCTGCGCGGAGCTGGTTGGCCTTGAAGCGTTCGACGTGCTGAGGACCGATGGAATCAAGGCGCTGAGCACCAAAGAACGGGCTCAAATGGAGGCGCAAAATTGATTCCTTTGTCTCCACCTCGGAGGGCTTGTTATTGGTGTAGGCATAGGTCTCAAGAAACTCCTTAGCAAAATCGGTGAAGAGAGGCGGCCGACCGACCTGCCGAGCGTATTGCTGGAGCTTGGCACGCTCCTGCTGCTCGAGGATAACAGCCTCGTTCCTGGTGCGAACGTCGACGGATTTCCGCAGACGAACCCGCTCACCCCCACGCCAAAGAACGACGTCGATTTGCCACGTACCACCACGTTTGCGCACGGTCATGAACGCTTACCTCAGCGAGGATCAGGGGCACCTACTGCCCACTGAATCAGCGTCGGGCGATGCAAGCGCAATGCCCGTCCGAAGTGACGGACACCCGGAATCGTCCCCTCACGAATCATGGCGTAGAGTGTCTTTCTACCCAACCGCAGGTAGAGGCGCGCCTCCTCCACCGTCCAGAAGTCCGGAGCATCTCCCACATGCTGCTCTGGCGTTCGGGATGACTCGGGTCGAGAGCGATAGCCTTGTCGCACCCCTGTTCGATTCATACGCACCACTCCGAGGTCGTGTTTGATGGGCGAGGCTCGGCCTTCTGCACCCGCCGAGCACAGAGGAGAGAGAAGGCAGATGGCAGGAAGCGTCCAACCCCTGCTCCAGCGCAGGACATGTCACATTGCTTGTCTGTCAGTTGGCTGTGTTGGCAGACTGTGAGCGCAACCTAGCTGGCAGAGTTCATGTGCGCAAGGTGGCTGGAAGTAGATACATGCTGAGGGCGTAATTTTTCTGTCGACACCTCTGAAAGCCGCCGTATTATCGGTGCGCTTCTGGTTACGCACAGAATTGTCAGATGTCACCTGGGCACAGTCTATGTGCCACATGGTGGTTCCGTGTGAGGTTTCCCTGGGACGTACGCTGGGTCCGCCCCTGCGTTGTTCCGGGCTCCCCAACAAAGACGGGCCAGGCAAGGGACGTCTCGCCGGCCCGACGACACACACAGGAGGTGCGCCTTGACCCAACCCGTCTCGTTTAAGCCGATCACGCTCGACCCCCGCACAGCGACGCCGACGAGCCTGAGTCGATCCTCGGTGGATGAACTTCTGCTTCTGGCGATATCAGGCGGAGAAGATCCGACGATCGCAGGAGGGATCGAGGCGACGGCGCGTGAACTCGAACTGCTCTATGAGCTGTGCAACAACCGAGGGGAACTGTGGATGAGCAGCCTTCTCAACCAGCTCCAGCAGCGTCTACGCGTGCTGGCCGAGGTCTCCCGGCGGCGGGAACGTGAAGCACCTGCATCTACGCAGTCCGCCGCTTGAGCTGGATCCTGCCGAGGGCGGCCTCGATCTCGTCCAGCATCTCGGCCCACTGGGGGGGCTGAAGTTCCTCGGCATCAGGTAGCGTGACCATCGCCCTTGCGGCTGCCACCGTGGGCATCGACCACTTGTGCTGGTGGTAGGCGAGCGCCGCCTCCAGGGCGAGCGCCCGGGAGCGCTGCGTAGCCGTGCCCGAAAGCGATGGGGGAGGGGGGACCGAGGACGGGTCATCGAGGTTGCCGCGGCCCGTCGCGAGCCATTCGTAGTTGATGCGTAGGGCGTCGGCGATGCGCCTCATCAGCTCGGGCGACAGTTTCAGCCGCTCCCCTTTGAGGATCCTGGAAGCGTAGCCTCGCGCCAGGCGCGCCTCCTCCTCCAGCGCCAGCCGAGTCATGTTGCGCAGTTCCAGCGCGTGGAGCAGTCGATCGGCGAGCGAGTCGAGTGATTTGGGATCCCGAGACGCTGCGTCCTGTGTGTGCTTGGCCATCATTTGTGGGCTCAGTAACGGCGAGCGATGTGCAGTAGCCTATCTGTCAGCATCCCCAGGCACAAGAGGATGCTGTCAGCGTCATCGGCTACCGACTGGGGGTCTGTCAGTCTGACAGTTTCCAGTTGACAGACACGGGGGCCGATTCTAGCTTCCGGTCATGATCATCAAGCTCCTCGGCACCTTGCCGGCCGAGGGCAATCGCCGCCTCTGGGCTATGACCCAGAAGGATGTGGCCGGTGCCCTCGGCTTTTCTTCAACCCCAACGACCGCGGCGAACGCGGTGGAGCGATATTCATGAGCATCGCTCTCGACCGAGCTAAGCGCGCTTTGCAGCGCCGCGGAATGGTGCTGGTTTGCGATCTCGACGGCACCCTAGCCACCGACGTGGCGCGCCGTCACCTGAGGCCTCGCGCAAACAGCGCATGCCTCGATGGTGTCGCGCCAGAGCAGATCGAGCGCTACATGGATCCGAAGCTGGTAGCGCTCGATGAGCCGGTTTCGGGGGCTGCAGAACTGCTGGGCAGCCTCGTCGCTTCGCCGGGAGCACCGCGTCTACTCCTGGTGACCGCTCGCTGGAACTCTCTGTGGCGTGTCACGACGCAATGGCTTGGACGGCATTACCCGAACGTACGGCCGTTCCTCCTCATGAGGAAGCGCTCGGACACGCGGCCCTCGGTCGACGTGAAGCTCGATCTCGTCCGCACCTACGGTGGAGCCGCCCAGGGAGGAGTCTGGCTCGACGATGACCCTCGAATGTTGCTTGCGGCCGAACGTGCAGGGTTTGTCGCTCTGAAAGCGCCGGAAGTCTTCGCGGCGACGGAGGCGCCTACGCCCATCGGCAACGTGGTCCCGGCGCGGCGATGCGCCTGGTGTCATCCCGAGCTTCCTGAATCGGCCTGACCATGCTCGACAGCAAAGTGAATGTCCTCCTGGACGCCCAATGGGGCAGTTCCGGGAAGGGGAAGTTCTGTCTCTGGCTGGCCGAGCGCCACGGTGTGACCTTTGCCTCAGCGAGCAACGCGCCGAACGCTGGTCATACGATCGCGCTTCAGGGTGAGCGCTGGGTCTTCAAATGCCTTCCCAGCGCCTCGCTCGCTCCTTCCGTGAGTACGGTTCTGCTCACGGGAGCGAGTGTGTTTGACGCCGAGCAACTCAGGACCGAGAGTGGCTGGACGCGCGCCGAGGTGCTGATCCACGAGCGCGCCGTTGTGCTCCAGCCTCGTCACCGGGAGCGCGAGCAAGGGGCAATGAGCCTGCTCGCGATTGCCTCGACCCAGCAAGGCTCGGCCGCTGCGGCGATCGACAAGATGCTGCGAGAGCCGAACGTGATCGCCGCAACGCACTGGCACGAGCTCGGTCGAGCCCACGTGACCCCGGCGACCGAGTGCAGAACGGCCCTGCTCCGGGCGCTGGAGGAGGGCGGTACGGCGCTGCACGAGGTCTCCCAAGGGTACGCGCTGAGCATCGATCACGGCTCACAGTTTCCCCACTGCACGAGCCGAAATTGCACCTCGGCGCGCGCTCTCGACGACCTCGGGGTGAGCCCCCGGCTTCTGGGCGACGTCTACCTCAACGTCCGACCCTATCCCATTCGGGTAGGCAACATCGTCAAGGGCAGCGAGGTGATTGGCTTCTCCGGTGGTTTCTACCCTGACGCACGGGAAACCACCTGGGAAACAGTCGGCCGACTTGCCGGCATGCCAGAGGACGAGATCAGCAAGCTGCACGAGGCGGAACTCACCACGGTGACGCGGCGGCTCCGGCGGGTTTGCACGTTCAGTCGAATGGGCTTCGTCGACGCCTGCCGTGCGAATGGTGCAACCAAGATCATCCTCAACTTCGCGCAGTACCTCGACTGGAGCGTCTATCAGCAGCGCGGCGAGGTGAGCATCGCGGACTTGCCCGAGCGCCTCCGGGACTTTGTCTGCCTGCTTGAGCGCCTGTCCGGATCCCCCGTGGTCGCCATCGGGACCGGTCCCGACCACGACGACGTGCTTATCCCCTGGAGACGAAATCTCTCATGAATTCCATATCCCAAACGGAGCTTTTCGCAGACTTCACCGCCATTCAGCACAAGGCAGGTGAGACCTTTCGCGCCAAAAATGCAGCATACGGTTGCGCGAATATTGCCGAGAGCGGGGAGCAAGGCGTCTTTCTTCGTATGAGTGACAAATTTGCTCGGCTCCGTCACGAGTCCATCCCGGGCGAGTCGGTTGAGGATGCGCTCCTCGATCTGATGAACTATGCCGCGATGCTGCTGCTTCTCCGGCAGGGCAAGTGGCCGGGCCACAAGCGCGACGTCGATTGCCCCGACCTACTCGACGCCCTTCAGGTACGCGAACAGTTGTGCGGCAGCCTCGCAATGCCCCAGGTCGAGGGCGACGTCGGCTACGATCTCCGCGCCTCAGAGGACGTTCTTCTGCCCGCCCGTCTGGGTCCTCCCGCTTATATCTCGACGGGCATCCGCATCAAGGCTCCCGAGGGAGTCTGGACGCGCATCGTGGGGCGCTCCAGCACGGCCAGCCGCGGCGTGCTTGTGGCCGAGGGCATCATCGATAACGGCTACACGGGAGAGCTGTTTGTTGCCTGCTTCAACCTCTCTGGTCACCCGCTCGCCATCAAGGCAGGGGAGCGGATCGCCCAGCTCGTGTTCTGCCCGATCATCACGCCGAAACTCACCTACGTGGAGGAGCTTCCGGCCACGGGCAGGGGAGGACGAGGCTTCGGCTCTACGGGCGAAGCCGTAGGGTCGTCGAGCGAGCAGGGCAGGAGCCTCGCCTCATGAACCGCAGCGCAGCCCTTGCCGAACTTCGCCAGCTCGGTGAGGCGCTTCCGGATCGCGCGCTGGGAACTGCGCTTTACATCCTCCGGCGGCTCGCCTCCGGGGAGCGATGCCAGCCAGCACGGGAGGGAATCGAGACCGCAGTTGAGTACGCGGCGCATCAATGCGACCTCGCGCTCGATCGAATCGGCCAGTTCCTTGAGTACGGGCCGCAAGCGGCCATCAGCCCCGCCCGCATCTCCGCGCCGCGCATTGCGTAGCGTACCGCACGGGCTTCTTAAACACCGGCGAGGGCCCCGCCTTGGGCGCTGGGATGCGCGCGCGTATCCCAGCACCCGGCAGAACTCCTCAGCCAATAGCAATGAAACACGCGCCCCCATGCTGCTCACCAGCAGCGCTCGGGAGCAGAGACGATTTCGCCGACTTACCTATGAAAACCGAAGGTCAACTTCTACTCGGCAACCTCGCGCGTGCGCACACCGAATCCTGGATCGCCCGCCGATGTCACGTCAGCCAGCCTGTTGTGAGCCGCTGGCTTCGGGGAAGCCGAAAGCCGAATTATGAGAACCGCCGAAGCCTGCTGCTGAAATTCGACATCGCCATGGAGGCGTGGGACCGCCCTGGCTGCGAAGCGCAGCACCAGGAGGTGGCATGATGACGCAGGGACAGCGGCAACTGCTTCGCCTCGCGCACAAGTTTTCCGAGGTGCGCATCGCGCGAAAGTGTGGGGTCGGTCAGTCGACCATCAGCATGTGGATCTCGGGCAGGCGCAAGCCCAACTACGAAAGCAGAAAGACCCTGCTCGAACTCTACGACATCCCGATGGCTGCGTGGGACCTGCCCCTGGAGGACAAGTGAGCTTCACCGAAGGGCAGTACCTCGCGGAGGAGCGCGCGGCTCTGCAGGGCGAGACATCGCCCGCCCCCTTCCATTGGATCGGCACGCGTACGATCTTCGCGCGCCTCCCTCCTACCCGCTGGCTGGTGCCCGCCCTTCAGCTCTGCCAGGGCAGGCCGGCCATGCTCGCGGCCTACGGTTCGACGGGCAAGACGCTCGCGGCTCAATCCCTTGCGCTCGCAGTTTCTGCGCGGCGGCGCGTCTGGAGCGCGTTCGACTGCCCAGCCGCCCTCACCGTGCGCCACGTCGACCACGAACAGGGGCGGCACGCCACCCTCAAGCGCTACCAGCGGCTCGCTCTCGGCATGGATCTCACTCCCGAGGACATCGACGGACGCTTGCAGGTCTCTGTTTATCCTTCGGTCTATCTCAACCTTGCTGACGCCGAGGATGCCTACGCCAAAGCCTGTGAAGGGGTAGACCTCGTGATCATCGACGCGCTCAAGGGCGCCACGCCTGGTGTCGATGAGAACGATTCGAAGATCCGCCACTGCATCGACACGCTGAGCCGCGTCTCTGACAGGACGGGAACCACCTTCCTGATCATCCATCACTCGGGCAAACCGAAAGAGAGCCATGCCGATGCTCGCACGGTGCCGCGCGGCTCCAGCGCCATCTTCGACGCCTGCGGCTCAGTGCTCGTCATGCTCGGCGAGAAGGGAAAGCCAAAGCTGGTCCGACACGAGAAGGTCGCCGCGGAAGCCGAGGGAGGCGCGCTGGAGGACTTCTACCTCGTCATCGAGGATGTTTGTCGCGGCGCCGATCCGCGTGCGGGTGTCCGCGTCGTCCACAAAACGCTCGGAGAGACCGAGCCCAGCGACAGCGGTGCCGAAGCCATGGCCGAGCGGTTTGAGGCATTGAAACGGCACATTCTCGACGTCGTCCGCCGACACGGCAGCATCGCTAGTAAGAACGGCATCTGTGAGCGCGTACCAGGGACGCGAACCACGAAGCTCAGCGCCATCCAAGAACTGCTCGACGAGCGAAGGCTCGTGGAAGTGAACGGGAGCTTTCGCGTTACCGAGCGCTGA